AATCACGCAAAGCTCGTGTGCTGGCGTCCTGCCAGTCACGTTTCCTACTTGCCACCCACCTGCGATCAGTGAGCTTGCCCATGCACCCCGTCGAACACACCTTCGATTGGTATACTCCCCAAGAACCTTGGGGGGCGTACCGTTACATCAAGGACGGCGGGGTATGCACTGGGGCGCCCAACGGGGCGTACTCACTTACCGACACCCTGGCCAGCGGCATCAGCCGTGGTCGGGATGCATCGCACAAGACAGATGTTGATGCCTATGGCTGGCGCCCTCCGACCCCCTACTGGGGATACGAGTGGCGTTGGTCGCACAGGGTCAACACCGGGACGCCGCTGTATTCCTATACAGATGGTACCCAGTCTTTCGGGTGTAACCCATGGATCACTGCGCACTCCGGTGCGTGTCCATGGAATGGTGGCAATCTCGCTACCTATCGTCCTTATTTTGCCGATCTAGAGGCCTCAGCAATAACAGAGGCGCTTGCAGAGCTCGGTCAGGCCACAGCGGAAGCTGCGGTTGATTTGATCGAGGCTCGTAAGACGGCGGAGATGGTGGGCGATGCCCTCGAGAACCTGTGGCAGGACGTTCGCCACGTCATGAAACGAAAGGTTCCTCCCCGTTGGGCGGCTTCCGGAAGAAAACTTATCCGGGATCCTGTCCACTGGGCATCCGAGACGTTCTCCGAACGTTGGATGGAGGGTCGTTACGGGTGGCAGCCTCTTGTCCTCTCAGTCTTCGATCATTTGAAGCTGTTGGATGAGGCGGCCTCACGTCCAATGCTCGTCACTGCTCGAAAGAGAGTGGAAGAGAGGTTGGTCGGTCCCGAGTCGGTGCAGAATAATTGGGAAGGTGCCTATTGGACCATCCCTATCACTGATCACCGTCAGACGACCGAGACAAAGTCCGTTTACGTAGTTTTGACCATGAAGGTCAAGGACGTTGAACGGATGACTGCTAACGACGCTGGGGTCCTCAACCCCGCAATGGCGTTATGGGAAACCCTTCCTTTCAGCTGGATGGCTGACTGGGTTATCGGGGTGGGAGATTATCTCAATGCCCTCTCCGCTTTGGAGTTCTTGACCTTGAAAGGGGTCTCCTCTACCCATAGACACGTGTTTACCAACGAGCGTTGGTTTACACCTTGGAATGGCGGCTCCAGTAATCTTTACTGGTGCAATCCGCCCTCCTCGGAACGTGCAACTGCAGGTGGACATTGCTTCCAACGAAGGGTGTCCGTGGACGTTAGTCCTAGCGTTCTCCTGCGGTCTGAGATAACCCTGACTAGGGCCTTGGATGCCGTAGCATTGATGGGATCTGTCTTCCGACAGGGTAAAACCATCATGGGTCTAAGAGTCTAGTCCTATACCATCAACTCCCTCCGGTTTTCCGGATACAAAGAGGTGTGTACAATGGCATCCAATGCCGCTTTTACCGTCAACGACGGAACAAACGACCACGTGTTCTCCCCAACCGGAATCAAAGACGGCCGAATCGCTACGTACGCGAACCAGGCTGAGTCGATGATTTCCGGCCGTGAGACCGCGGTCCTCTCGCAGAAGGCGGATTCCAAAACCGTCCGCGAGGTGGTGCTGACGACCCGTATTCCCCGTGTGGTCGAAGAGACCATTAACGGGGTCACGCGGCGGAAAGTCGACAACTTCGGTTCCATGAGCACGAAGCTCCTGGTCCCTGTCGACTGGACTGACGAAGAGGTGGAGATGCTCCGTGTGGTTCACACGGGCTCTCTGGGGGCCACGCCATACACGAAGGCTGCTGATGAAGCAGAATTCGTCTGGTAAAGACCTCCCTAAGCTGGTATGCCCTGCGGATCCGTCCAAGGAGTGCTGCCAGCTCTGCACCATCTCAGTAGCGCATCGTGCGCTCAATTTCCTTATGAGGAATCGTCCATGGTCCATTATTCCGATCGTCGGTGGGACTACTGCCCTGTTGACCCTATTGCACTATTTAAGCGGTTAGCCGAGGCCCTTGACATTCGTGTCTCGGACTCCGACTGCACCGCCGATAGCATTGTCAGGCGTCCTTTTCCTGACTTGCAAGCTGAGAACTTCCGCGACCTCTACCTCCTACGGGAGCTCTTGAGGAAGTACCAGGGGTTTAAGCTGGGTGTCAACACCAGAGAGGCCGCCCTCCGTACCTTTTTCGAGGACGAGGCGACCAATGCCCGAACGAATGACCGTCTGCTCAGCAGGCCCCCTGCGGGGGCTATAGCTCAGGTACTCAACCTGAGTCGAAAGAAAGCTGCTGAGATACTCGGACGGTTTGACGAACGGGAGTTCTGGGATGGGTGGCGTTTTGGCCCGCACAGCACCTTGTTCATGAAACGCGAAGACGCGTCCGTCGACAAGAAGCTTACTATGCGGAGACCCTCAGTCACCGCCCGTGCCTATGGTCTTGGCAAGGAACTCTTGACTCGTAACCCTTTCTGGGCGTCCGAGATGGGAGGCACAGCCAGCAGCATCCGCTGCATTGACCTGGCAAACTCGCTGCAAGTATGCGAGTGGGAACGGTGGGATAGCGTTACTAAGAACGCGCTGACTGATCGCGGCATCGGGGTCCCTCCCGAGCTAAATGTCGTCCTCCAGCTTTCAGCTGGGCGGATGATGCGACGTCGTTTGTATGATTATGGAATCAATCTCAACGACCAGTCAATCAACCAGGAGCGAGCCCATCTGGGCAGCATCCATGGACAAATAGCCACTGTTGACGTGAGAAGCGCGAGCCAATCCGTCACCTGCGGTCTAGTTTATAACCAACTGGGATCTCAATCCCATAGGGAACTAGACTGGCGGTGGTACGCGGTGCTTGATGCCCTGCGTAGTCCATACACAAAGGTTGGTAGGGAACTGCACGAGAACGAGCTGTTTTCCGCAATGGGAAATGGCTACACGTTCGAGCTTGAGTCGTTGTTATTCTACACGCTCTCGCATTCGTGTTGTGTCCACTTAGGTCTCCACCCCAACGTTACCGTTTATGGTGACGACATCATTCTGCCATCCGAGGCAGTACCGCTGCTCATAGAAGTATTCGAGCATTGCGGATTCCGTATCAATACGGATAAGTCGCACTATAACACAACCGGTCGTTTCTTCCGTGAATCTTGCGGTGCGCACTGGTTGGATGGGGTGGACGTGACTCCTCTCTACGTCGATACGCCGCTGGTAACCCCAGCGTCCATCATCCTCCTGGCCAATAACCTTACACGTTGGGCTACCTTGCCTGGCGTGCGGGATGGCAGGATTTACCCTGTTCTCGTGTGGGTCCTTTCACACTTGGGCGAGGGCTATCTCTCTTGCGGAATTCCGTTTGGAGAGGGAAATGATGGTGTAATCCTATCATGGGATGAAGCGTGTCCGTCGCCTGTCTACCTCAGGGGGAGAACCCGGCTGCTGCGGACCCATATCGGGTACAAAGCGAACACCGTGGCTTTCGAAGCCCGGCCCCGGTCCCTTGAGGATTATGATAGGTACCTACGTTGGCAATATCACGCGTCTGGAAAGAGCGGGTTTAAACCTCCGATCGCGCCTTTGTTGGGCGGTCGTGTTTTCCGCTACACCCTGGGCAAGACGCCCCGGGAACCCGACGTATTGGTGGAGCCTTCGCTAAGAACCGTGCCTGATCCCGCCACTAGCAAAGGCGTTCAGGTAGACACACGGTTTGGTACGAGAGTAGTCACCTCCTGGCCTAGTCTAGGCCCTTGGGTCTGTGATGATGGGTCATCTCATGATGTGTTGCCTGCGTTGGGGGCCGCCTTATTAAGGGGCTCTCACTCCAACTGGTTGCCCCCTGTGGGGACCAGAAAGAAAGGAGATAAGAAACGCAAGGCCGCGCGGACTAAGAAACCCAGATAGCCGCACACTTTTGGGGGTTATTTATTTCCCCACCCCGTACCCGGCACCCC